TCGAAGTCATGATATCCCGGGCTAGGGTTGATGGTCGGATATTTATTATTCTCTTTGTGCTCGTCTGAAATAGTAGCATAACCAACGCTTGTAGTGCGGCTATCCCATCCGTCTACCAAAGAGCCGGTCTTCCACCCTGTAACGTGAGCATCGGTGCGGTATTCTACGATTTGGTTAGGGTCTACGAAGGCGGGGCTGACAACAAAAGAGGGGGTAAGGTTGGGGACGCCATAACCTGTTACTTCAACGTAAATGGTGCTGGTTGGGGAATTGGGATTGGGATCCTCAGTATCACTTGCGGGTTTGGGTTCTCGTAGTGTTATTCTGTAATCTGCCGTATTATCAGGGAACGGCAGCGAGAAATTGGGAATATTGGTATCGGTTGGGTTCGTGTTTACGAGGGAACCAGCCGAAAAATGCCAGTTAAACGCAGGGAAGGGGTCGTTTATGGGGTGCAAATCCAGCTCTGAGGTGGTAGATATTTCACTTGTGGTTAGGTTGGTTATTTTCGAGGATCCCACTATCGAATTAAAGGCACTTCGTAAACCATCCACTTCTATTTTGGTTACCATTCCGAAGGAAACGTCGTTGGTAATAGAGGTTGCAAAAAGAGAAACCCAAAAATCTTTTGTATCTTCGTCTAGGTTTTCTGTGTCCGTCACCAAATATTCTGCGAAGATTCTGGAGTCTGCCGGGATGTCCCCTAGGGTATGTTCGGTATCCGAGTAGCTTATTAGCCCTTTTGTAAAACTCTTATATTCTTTAAATTTGTTAGGGGACACTATGTATACAATATTCTTCTTTAGGATTCCCGCGGCGGGTAACCCGTACAAGGCCCGTGAGTCACCATCTACACCTAGGTCCTGTGTCGTTATTCCTATTGTGTAGTCTATGTCATAAATTTCTTTAGCTGAGGTGTTGTCATTTTGTCCGCCACTACTTCCCACGGGGTTTACTACTACAAAGTTGTCGTCGTTCTTTTCAACTTCGAATCCAGCCTGATCAAATTCAACCTCTATGGTTTTGAAGGAGGAATGCCGTGTTGGGTTATCTGCGTCGAAGGGCTCCCCTTTCCTGACGGTAAAGATTGGGTTTGTCCCATCTTCATTGTTGCTGAGTAACTCCGTTATATTGGTAGACGGTTTCGTTTCTCCCGTGGGAAAAAGAGGTTGATTTATTGTCTCGGCAGACGAGAGGCCTGCTGCTCCGGTTATGTCAGCATACTTTCCGGTAGAATAGGATAAGGCTGAAATTCCGTAAGCTTGTTCTTCTTCCTTGATGTTTATGATTTTGTAATTGGAATAGTTTCCACTAATAAATTCTGTGTCGTTTGGATCGTTAGGCTCGACACTCCAAATTAAATTCTCTCCGGAATAACATCCTCCTGAATAGCTAGCAACAGTATCCGAACTTCCATCTGCGTTTACGCCCGTATTGGTATATCCGGTGATTACGTAATTGTCAAAATCTAACTGGTTTCCTGTTCCTCCAAAAGGGGCTCCAGTGCTAAAATATATTTGCGTGCATATTCCGCTGCCGCCTTCCGTCAGGTCGGACCGGTAGTCACCTGTGAGAGTGTTTACGTGAGCACCGCTAAACAAAAGGTTTTGGAGTTGTCCTCGTCTAATGTCACTTGCGTCTCCAGTCGTTGTGTTGTAAGTGGGCGTAAGAAGGCTAAACTTATAAAGCTTATTTGAGGTAAAATTAAGACCTTGATCTAGTATAATACTGTTTACAGCAGCGCTTCCGGGTATGATAGCCGGAAGTGGGTGCGTGTCAGTTAATGGTCTTACCGCGTTTGTACGTCCGCTATATTTTAATGGGCTTCGAAAGTTATCGTATATCTGGATAACATCTCCGGGCATCAAAAAAGCACCATCTTGCCCAACGGAAAAGCTAACAGTTTCAGTTTCGTTAAATTCACTGGCTAACACCCATTTTGCAAAGCGTCTAGCCTGTCCTCGACTTGTGCAACCAAGAGCTGTTGTTTCTATTTCTCGAATTCCGTACCTTCTCACGCCCTCCTCGTTCTCTAGGTATTCAAGTGCAGGTTGGTACAAGTTCTTTTTATCGTTGTACCTCACTATAGCTACGGTGTGGCGCGCCTTTTGAGAGGAGCTTTGATAGGTGAAGTTTCCATCTATCACATTCGAATTATTGAATTGGTAAATTGCCTTTCGGTACTTATCCTGTACAGCGTAAATACCCCCATTTGTATAATAGGAGATTCCTCTAAAAATAGAAGTGAGGTCATTTAGTACTTTAAACGCTTCTTCTCGAGAGTTTATTAGATAGTTGATGGTAAAATTGGGCTCAAGGGATCCGTAGGTGTCCGGTACTAATTCGTCACAGTACTGAGCTATTTCGTAAAGTGTCCACTTGTCTATTTGGTTTTCCTCTATGAATTCGCCAAGACCGTAACGCGGATTACTCATGAGATCATAAAAACACCAAGCAGGGTTATCTGTCCATTCTCGCAAGTAGGCCCCTTCGGGGGTAGCCCCGTACGTGTTTGTATCTTTTTTAAATTCGCCGTCCCAAAACGAATTTGTTACCGTGGCGCAGTCTGTTTTCTTGGTGGGTGCATCTGCCGGAGTCCAGTCTGGGGAGCCCGTTTTTAATTTTTGCGCAACGGCGGGATCGGAATCGTTGGCATCACTTCTTCCATAAGTCTTGGTAATTGGATCGTAATTATTGGGTACTTTAACTTTTATCAGTCTGGCGTCGTAAGATCGGGAAGGTATTCTGGTAAAGGAGCGTGCGTCAAATTGAGAATACACCATAGAGGAGTAGGGGTAACGTAACCTTGTGCCGTATACTTCTACGATTGAGTCAACGAAACTTGAGTTCCTTAGGAAGGAAGTTAGTGATTCGGGTGTTGATCGAAGTATTCTTATCTCCCATCCTTCGAACCCTTCTTGATCTTGGTAGTTTTTTCCTGTTAGGGGTATGGTTGACCTCCTTATGTAGGGAGTATCTATTTTTCCTGTGATGTTCTCCGATTTTCCCAGCTTCCACGTCTCAAGGGGCCGGGAGGTTTTTTCCTTGATGATCGCTCCCTGTTTTACGGAGGTGTCAGAAAATCTTTGATCGAACATGGGTCGGTAATAAATCTGATATTCAATGGTTCGAGCCTTTGAATCTCCGTACCCTACAGCCGCGGATCCGTAACGCCTTAATCGCTCGGGTCTTTTCTTCTTGTACTTTTTGGGGCCAGCTTGTATGTTTTCTACAAGTGCAGATACTTTAATATTTACTTCTATTTGAGTTACTTCCTTATTCAGTATGGTGTAGGTTTTGGCGTACTTGTCTATTGGTACTCCTTTTTTAAGTCTAGCGTGTCGGCCAGCTGGAGCGGCAGTGGGGGAGTCGTCTCCTCCTTGGATTTCAGGACCGTAAAGTCTTTCCCCTATTGACCTGTGAATTGTTAAGTCTAGCTCTTCGGTAGCCGAAATGCCCGCATAAGTGCTCATGTCAGGGTTTAGGAAGGGGATATTTCCAGCAGGATTTCCTTTTACATACTGAAGGTTTACGGAGGGAAAATTGTAAAACCCGCCCGCATCGACTACGGGTATGTCATTCCAATAGACGGATTGCAAAAAGCCCAAGTCTTGTCTTTGAAGAAGTGCTGCTTCGGTGTCCGGATCGGGCTTGCCCAATATTCCTGTTGCAGTGTAATGGGCAAATTCTATGTCTTGGTATCCTGTCTCTCCTTGTTTCCCTTGGAGGATATATTTTCCGCTTACGACCCCCTCAATGGTCCCTTCGCTTATTAAATCTACGACTTCTGCGAAAGATCTCGAAACAACCGTGTTGTCGGGGGCCGCTAGACCTCCACCAATTTGAACGGCTGATACATCAGTTACAATTGGGCGTGCTTTGTATTTGTTTCCCATGGTTAATTGTCTTTATTCATTGTAAGCTATGGGGTTGGGGGGTCGTCGTTCCATCTTGCCGTCGCGACTCTAATATCCCCTTCGGCTCCCGGAATGTTGTAAAGGAGACCGTAGTTTGTTAGCCCCCACGTATCCTTGGGCGCAACCCCCGCGTTAACGTTAACAGTATCCGTGGCTGACTGTATAACATGACTGCCGACCATTAGCCTACCGTATCCCACAAAAACCGGACCCCCTTCTTTTATTGTGTTTTGGGGGCCGTTGAAAAGATACGAACGGCCTCCTCCCTGTTCTATTTCTCGGAAATCTCCAAATTTAGGCATGGGTGTGAGTAGGTTGGTCACCCCTGCGGCTACTAGCCCTATTCCTCCGAGTACCATTGCCCCTTGCATTCCGGTCATAGATGAAAGTCCTCCGAGTGCCATGGCACCTCCTATGCCTGTCC